TGGAGTTCAAGCTCATCCCATGGCGTGGAGCCTATGCTGTGGGCTTGCCGCACCTGATTGGTGGGCTTGCCGCCGCTCTGACAGGCTCTCTGAGGGCTTTGTTGGACTCTGCGCACATCAACAACAGCGCCACCATGCTAAAACTCAAGGGCGCACGTATCTCTGGGCAGTCCCAACAGGTGGAAGTCACGCAAGTTGTGGAGATCGAAGGAGCGCCCGGCGTCGATGACATCAAAAAGATCGCCATGCCCATGCCGTTCAACCCGCCATCGCAGGTTTTGTTCGAGTTGATGGGCTTTTTGGAGAAGTCTGCCAAGGGCGTGATCACCACCGCCGAGGAAAAGATCGCTGACGTGACCGCTCAAGCCCCTGTTGGCACGACTCAGGCGCTGATTGAGCAGGGTGCGGCTGTATTTGCCGCCGTCCACGCTCGTTTGCACGACAGCCAAAGTCGTTTGCTCAAGATTTTGGGCAGATTGAACCGTTGGTACTTGGACGACCAGAAAAAAGGCGACGTGGTAGCGGATTTGGAGGTCAAAAAAGAGGATTTCCGCCGTAATACCGACGTTGTGCCCGTCTCTGACCCACACATCTTCTCTGAAACCCAACGCATGGCGCAGATTCAGGCTGTCATGGCGGTGATGGAGAAGAATCCTGACCTGTTTGACCGCAAAGCCGTGATCGAGCGGTTCTTGAAGCAGATCAAAGTCCCTGCGGTGAACGAACTAATGAAAGATGTCCCTGATCCTGAGAAGCGTGACCCTGCCAACGAGAACGTGGCTATGGCTATCGGTCAGGCGGCGTTCGCTTACATCGAGCAAGACCACTTGGCGCACATCCAATCGCACTTGGACTTTGCCAAAGACCCAGTCTTGGGGGCAAACCCACTGATGGCTCCCGCCTTCATCCCGCAGGTCGTGGAGCTCCTGAAGCAACACTTGACCCTTTGGTATCTGAACCGCACAAACGGCTACGTAACCAAGGCTATGGGTCGTCCAGTCGAGGAATACGACGACGAGGAGTTCACCTCTAAGATCGACAAGCTCTTCGCCGTGGCATCCCAACACGTCAACTTGGATACCCAGACGGTATTCCAAGGCATCTTGCCGATCATCCAACAGATGCAACAGCAACTCCAAGGAATGCAACCCACTCCACCTATGACCCCCGAGGCAAAGGTGCTGATGGACACCAGCATGGCAGAGACTCAGCGTCGTGCCGCCAAAGACCAAGCCGACACCCAATTGGCGTTGAAGCGCCAACAAGACGAGATGGCTCGTGCGCAAGAGGACAACCAATTGAAGTTGGCTATTGCCCAAGAAAACAACGAGACCAAAGAAAAAATCGAATCTGCAAAATTAACCCGTGACACGGCGAAATTGCAACATGAGCAGATGAAGACTGCACTTTCTTTAACCAACCAAGGAAACCAAGATGGCTACCAGTGATCAAGAGCAAAAGAGTGAACTCGTTCCTCAGCACAAACGTATTGCCATGGGCGAGAAGCTTGATGGCACAAGCATGCAACCCAAAGGCGGAAACCAAAAACCACAACAAGGAGGACTCGCACAAGCAAAGAAAAAATAAATGAGCACGATAGGAGACTTGATAGGAGCGTTGAAGACTCGGCAGGCTGAGATAGCCGCCGCACTCGCAAGCGGGAACGCTAGCACATGGGAGTCTTATCAACGCATGGTTGGCAACTTTCATGGATTGCAAGAGTCCATGGACATCTTAAACAAACTATTAAAGGATGAAGATGAAGATGAATGAACCCGAAGCTTTTGACCAAGCTGAGTTAGATTGGGCATTTCCAGTCGTTGATCCGGGTGCAAAACCTCTTGGCGGACGCATTTTGGTGCAGTTACGCCGAACAAAGAAGAAGGCAACAAGCGCAGGAATCATCTTGGTCGAAGAGACCAAAGAGACTGAAAAGTGGAACAACATGGTGGCAAAGGTGCTGATGATCGGCCCTCTAGCCTTTAAGAATCGTGACACTATGGAGTCGTGGCCTGAAGGGTCGTGGTGCTCCGTGGGCGATTACATACGTGTGCCCAAGTGGGGTGGAGATCGGTGGGAGGTCAAAGTGCCCGGTGAGGACGACTTGGAAGACCCCGCACTGTTCATGGTGCTCAACGACCATGAAATCATCGCCACCGTGACTGGTAACCCCTTAGCCATGAAAGCCTTCTTATGAGCACAGAAACACAAGAAAAGCTGGAAGACATCAAAGTCTCCGAAGAAAAAGACGGGTCGGTCACTGTTGACCTGCCCGAGCACCTCAGCCCCCACGACGACTCTGACGAGGACGACAAGGGCGAGACATCCCAAGCCTCTGGCAGTGACGCTGGAGACGACGAGGATCATCCTGATGACACGGAGGCCATTCGAGCCGCTCGACGCAATCGTCGCCGTGCCAAGAAGGAGTACATCAAGCAAACCAACGCCGAGAAGGACATGCTGTTAAACAGCCTGCGCCGTGAGCGTCAAGAGCTTGTTGAGCGCCTATCCGTCTTGGAGCGCAAGACTCACTCTGCCGACCTTGCTCGTATCGACAAGGCTTTGGAGGACAAGGAACTGCGCCTGCAATACGCCAAGATGAAGATGGCTGAGGCTACCAGCGCCAGCGATGGTGACGCCTTCAGCAAGGCGCAGGACATGTGGTACGAGACTCGTCGTGAGATTGAGTCCATACGTGCTCTGAAGGAGCAGGCATCCCGTGTCGCCCAAACCCAGCCCATCGAGGACAACCGTGAGATGCAACGCCACGCCACTCGCTGGATGGAACGTAACTCTTGGTACGACCCCAACGGGGATGACGAGGACAGCCAGATCGCAAAAGTGATCGACCAAAAGCTTGTTAAAGAAGGCTGGAATCCAAGTACCGAAGAATATTGGGAAGAGCTCGATCGCCGTGTTGCTAAACGTGCTCCCCACCGTTATACTGACGGAAATGACGAGAGATCAACTCGTAGACCAAGGAGCGTTGTGACAAGTTCAGGGCGTGAAAACATCAACGGTAGTGGTGCAAAAAATACTTTCACTCTGTCACCAGAGCAAGTACGTGCCATGAAGGATGCGGGTTTCTGGGATAACGCAGAAAAACGCAACAAGATGATTAAACGCTACGCACTAGAAGCACGGCAGAACCAAGGATATAGGAGTTAATTATGGCAACAGAATCTCGTCTCAAAAAATCTCTCAACGGTGGTGGTCGTGAAAATAGATCTTCGCAAGATCTGACCCGTGCCGCTCCCGAGGAGAAGTTCGTCTCAGCACAGGAACGTCGCAAGATGTGGAGTGATGAGTGGACACAAAGCGCCCTGCCGAAGCTACCTGAAATAAAAGGGTGGCATCTTTGCTGGCTATCAACCACCAATAGTTACGACAGTCTGGATAAACGGATTCGACTTGGGTACGTGCCTGTGAAAGCAGAAGAGTTCCCCGGGTTCGACAATTACCGTGTAAAAGCTGGCGAGCACGTTGGTTTCGTCGCATGTAACGAAATGATCTTGTGCAAAATCCCTGAGGATGTGTACCAAGACATTATGTTGCAGATGCACCATGAAGCACCCATGGAAGAGGCGGACAAAATCAAAGTCCAAATCGAACAGCTTCAAGGTAATCGTGACAGTTCAGGCAAATCGCTTGGACAGGTTGAAGGCGAAGGATTCGGGCAATTCGACCAAACCGTCCGTACGCCCGTCTTTTAATACGGGTAGGACAACCAAAAAGGAGGAAGACTATGTCTTCAAGTAACGCTCCGTTTGGCTTGCGTCCCGCTTTCCACCCATCTGGTCTGGATCGTGCACAAGCTCTTGCCAACGGTATTCAAGCAGTCTCTACCAGCGGTAACGTCTCCGCTGGCTATGCCACCAACATCCTGAAGGGTCAGCCCGTCAAGATGAACACTGGTGGTTACATCGTGGTCGCCGCCGCTGGTGATGCGTTCCTCGGAGCCTTCGCAGGCGTCGAGTGGACTGACGCCACTGGTCGTCGTCGTGTCTCTAACTTCTGGCCTGCCAACGAGTCCTTCACCGTAGGTTCTGTCGTTGCGTATTTCTACTCTGATGCCAACATCGTGTATGAAATCCAAACTGATGGCACTATGGCTCAAACCGCCATTGGCGACGAAGCTGACTTGAGCAACACCACTGCTGGTTCTACCACCACTGGTTTGTCTCAGTGCACTTTGTCCACCACTTTGGCTGGCTCAGGCAATAGCGCCCAAATGCGTATCGTTGACATAGCTCCCTATGCCGACAACGCTTGGGGTGATGACTACGTCATCGTTCGTGCAACCATCGCCAAGTCCCAGTTTGCTGGTGTCGCTGGCACAGCAATCTAAGGAGGAGTAGACCATGGCCGCTCCAATGCGAAGTACCGACTTTCGTAGCATCGTCGAACCAATTCTGAATGAATGTTTTGACGGTGTCTACGATCAACGAACCGACGAATGGTCACGAGTTTTCCGTGAACAAGAAGGTATTCCCCGTAACTACCACGAAGAACCCGTCCTGTACGGATTCGGAGCCGCACCCCAGTTGCCTGACGGCACTCCTGTCAGCTACCAACAAGGTGGTGTTCTCTTCTTGCAACGCTATGTGTACAACGTGTATGGCCTCGCCTTCGCATTGACCAAAGTGTTGGTTGAAGACGGCGACCATATCCGCATCGGTCAGGTTTATGCACGTCACTTG